AAGAAAAGTTAAGATTGAGAAACTTCGTGAAGCAAGGGCATTAGAAGAATATAAAAGAACACATAGGTAGGGATAGGATTTGGATGCAAAATTTGGATATGAGTCATACAAATTATATCTAGGAATTAAATTACATTATAATTCAGATTATGATTTCAACAGATACAATGGTAAAGTCAGTGCATCGTTTGAAAGTTATCTTAAAAGAAATGATAAGTTTCAATTTGCAAAGCTTAGGAAACAACACAATGGACAACTTAAGGATTTCTACATTGCAAACTTCATGCAAAAGGATTTTTGGGTAGGAGATTTATTTGGTGAAGAATCAAAAGAGAACTACACAGAGTGGAAGAAATATAACCAATCTCTTCTCTACTGTTTTGAAAAAGATATCAGATATCTTAACACACTTGAAGGAAAACTGGACAATCTATTTGATACTGGTAGTTCTTCTCATCCTATCATTGTTTCCAATATTTTATCAAAATCCATATCATTTGGAACAGGAGTATTACTTGACTCCCTTATTGGATGGAGTTCCAGCATAAACATAACAGAACAATATGTATGGCCTGAACTTAAACAGAGAATACAAAAGACACATGGATTTATTGGATACAATAAAGATAAGTTAAAACAAAAGATATTAGAAATATATGACTCTTGATACAACATTAGACCCAGAGATTGCAGAGGAACTAACACCTACAATGTACTCTTATTTGAATCTATCAGAAGGTCGTACAGCATATATTATAGGAAATGGGATGTCTAGGGTCGGATTAGACTTAAACTTGCTTACAGGTGATGTATGGGGGTGTAATGCACTATATCGTGACTATACACCAGACTATCTCACTATTATAGATGTAAGTATCATGGGTGAGTGTTGTGAGTCAAAGTATCCAAAATACAACAAATGTTATTTCTCTGGAGAATGGGAAGACCCATTAGGATTTGAAGAGTATAACATTATAAAGGGAACAATGGGTGTACCAGTGAGAGAATGGATAGACCCAAGTCATTCTAAAGTGACTATGCATGGAAAGGGTAATGGTAATGTTGGTATCCTAGAAATGCAAGCAATAGGAATAGAGGATGACTATAAGATTTCAAAGATAGGTGGGCCAGAAGATGATTACCATCTATTTGAGAATTGGTTTGCTGGTACTACTGCAGCTGCAATGGCATCAATGAACCACGACTACGATAATGTAGTTTTTGTCGGATTTGATTCTGTTTGGAATTACGATACGACTAAATATAATAACATCTATGCTGGAACTCCATGTTATGGAACAGAAGATGACCCAGAAAACAACAGACTTGTTGAGACTGGTGACCAAGGCTGGATTTCACAAACAGACCAACTAAAGATTTTAGTTGACAGATTTCCAAACATAGATTATTATATAATGAAGGATGAATTAAGTGTTTCTCCACTGGAAGAATACTTGTTCTAATACAATAAAATAAAATGCAAATACAATGCAATACGAGGAAAATAATATGTCATTTCAAGACTTAAAAAAATCTAGAGGTGGATTCGACACCTTACAAGCAACACTAGAAAAAACTTCTAGTAGTGAAACCAAATCATACAATGATGACCGATACTGGAAAATCGATTTAGATAAAACTGGTAATGGTTATGCAGTTGTACGATTTTTACCAGCATCTCAAGGTGAAGACATGCCTTGGGTTCAATACTTCGACCATGGCTTTCAAGGGCCAGGTGGATGGTACATAGAGAAGTCATTGACTACTCTAGGAGATAAAGACCCAGTATCAGAACACAATACTGAATTGTGGAACTCTGGTATTGAGGCAAACAAGGATATTGCAAGGAAACAAAAAAGAAGGTTGCACTATGTGTCAAACATTCTTGTAGTTTCTGACCCAACACATCCAGAGAATGAAGGTAAAGTATTCTTATTCAGATATGGTAAGAAAATATTTGAAATGTTAAAGGATAGAATGCAACCTCAATTCCAAGATGAGACACCTATGAACCCATTTGATTTATGGGAAGGTGCTGACTTTAAAATCAAAGTTCGTAAAGTAGATGGATACTGGAACTATGATAAGTCAGAGTTTGCAACTCCAAAACCATTATCAGAAGATGATGCACAATTGGAAGCAATCTGGAATAGTCAACATTCTTTACAAGATGTGATTGCACCAAGTGAGTTCAAATCTTATGATGAACTCAAACAAAAACTCGACAGAGTTTTAGGGATGACAGCATCAACAGCAACTGCAGCTTCAGTTGCATCTGACATGGATGATGTTGCATTTCCAAGTCCAGAACCAACAATTGCAGAACCTACAACTGCATCAGCAGATGTAGATGAAGATGAGTCACTCTCATACTTCCAAAAACTTGCAAATGATGTGTAAGGATTATCAATCCTAAAGAAAGTGAATTATAAATATAGTATGCACCAATAGGATTGTTGTAGGGGACTAGGTGAACACAGACCTAGAGAGTTATACCAAGTAGGATGGTTGAGGTTTGGGTATACAATCGTGGAAAGATATCAATTGCGGCAGAGTGATATCGGTTAAATAGCGGGAATAGACAATATTGTCATAATAGACGAGGGGCTAATTTAACACTTCAAGGATATTATGGGTAAATGGATTGGTGGAAAAGGTTCAGATAGAAGACCAAAGAAAGTGAGTGACGAACAATTTCAAGATAACTGGGAAAGAATATTTGGTAAGAAAAAACCAAAGATAAAGTCACGCAAACATCAACCAGACCATAGTTTAACTCAAGTTCACAAAGACAAAACCAAAGTCATTCCAAGAAAAGAAAAGTATAAATCAATAGACTAACCTAGTATTTCTTTTTCTAATTTTTCAATATGGTCTAGACTTACACCTGCAGCTGAATAACCTCTACCTGCTTCGTGGGTGATGTTTGTACTGTTGTCATGATTGACGAACATTGGTTGATTTTGTTGTTGTCCACCAACTCCACCATAAGGAACATAAAGATTTTGACCAGCACCAGCAGATTGTGGTATCATACCAAAGTTTAAATTAAAGTTATCAAACCCTTGACCTATTTCTTTACCAAGTCTTCCTAATACTTTTGCTTTTTCTACTGTTAGTGTTTCAATACCACTAGAAATCATTGAGACACCAATACCCATTGCTTGCATTTGGTCACCTAAATCTGGTTGTGACATTTGAATATCTGTAAGTTTTCTTATCTGATGCAATAAGGATTGTCCTTGAAGAAAAGAACTAAATGATGGAAAATGTATTTGACCTAATGCCTCTGATAACATTTTTATTTGAGATTTAAATTTAGGCATATCCATATTCATAAATGGTTTAACAGATGTTGCAAACCCACCTAAATCTTTACCTAAATCAGCAAATGGTGTTAAAGCACCACCTAAATTAAATAAACTACTTAAAAATCCACCAACACCACCTACAATAGACATACCAGATAATATACCCAGATTTTTTGCAATGGCAGCACCATCTAATTTATCAAATCCCTCTTGATGTTTTGCAAACCCACCTAAATCTTTACCTAAATCAGTGAATGGTGTAAATGTACCACCAAAGGTTGCAATTGTTGTTGCAAGTCCACCTATTGCACTTAATACAGAACTTAACCCCAGACCAGCAATTAATGCAGTTATCTTTCCAGGCTTAATTCTATCAGAAGATAATTGTTCAAATAGTTCTGGTAATCCTTCCTCTTTCCAACCTTTAAATCCACTTTTAATACTACGAAGAACCATCCATATAGCTCCCGCAGCAGTTGCACCAATAATAGCTATTGCAGCTCCAAATATAGCGGCACCTTTAAGAACAAGTGGATTTGCAAATGTAGCTAAACCAGCAGAAATTCCAGCAAAGAATGCAGTAATTCCAGCACCAATACCTTTTCCTACGGCTGCAAGACCAGCACCTATTAATGGTAAAGTTGAACCTAATACTTTCATTAATTGAGAGACAAAATAAACCAATAATGGATTTAAAGGTGTTCTTTGGTTTACAGTTTTACCACCTCTTCCACCTTTAGCACCAGCTAATCTTTCTTTAGCTCTTCTTCGTCTTTCTCTTCTTGCTTCTCGTCTTTGGAATTTTAATTCTTTGACAAGTTGACCAGTAGTCTCTTTCTGACTTCTGATAAGTTTTTTACTTTGAACCTTTGAACCTTTTCTTGATAAAAATAATTCTACAAATAATCTTTTCAAGCCTGATTTTGCAAGGTTTAATATAGTTCCAAGTAATGGGATTTGTTGTAAAAGACCAACGACAGGGCCAAACAATGAAAGAACTTTATCAAAATCATTTTTTAAATCATTACCAAATGAGTCTGCCATACCTTTTGCAGTAAGAGCACCACCATCTTTGGTTGCTTGAATAAGTTCTTCTATTGTACCAGATGCAAATGTTTGGAAACCTCTCTCAAATTTTGATAAAGTTCTTCCAAACTTTTTAACTTCCTCTAAAGATTGTATGTCAGACTCAAGAGCTTTTAATTCAGTTTCATCAACTGCATTCATTCCAAACTCTTTCTTAACTCCTTCTAACCTTTCTTTTTCTTGTTGTAGTTTTTCTAGTTCAGTGTTTGCAGCTACTCTTTGAGCTGCATCTGCCCTACCAACACCTAACTGTTCAAGACCAAACTGGTCAGTAAGTTGTTTCTTTTGTGCATCAGTAAACCTATCCTTACCTAGTTTATCAGTTTGGGAGTCTAATAGTTTTTTTAATTTACCAACTGAATCTCTAGATTC